GGATTGACCATCCTGTAGAGGTGCCTAGCCATGGGTAAAGATATTCTCTCCGTCCAGTTTGGCTCATTGGATTATTCAGATGAGAAGGTTCTGGCAGCCATTGCCGGACGGGGTTTGAAGGACCGGTCTACCACTTCACGGATGTGGGGACAAATTGTAACTGCGGTCAAAATGGTCTGGTGGATTATAACACTACCAGTTGTCTGGCCTTGTACGGCGGTCAAGAATGTTGTTATGCGAACGGTGCGCACTTCGGTTAGGCTTGCAAAATGGGTGAAGAGCGTAGTCGTGGACCTCAAAGCTTCGTTTTCCCTGGCCTTTAAGGCTTATTGGAGATCCTACAACAAACGTACTAAATTTGTAGGTATCCTTGTGCTTGTGCTGAGCTTCTTGGCGTACGGGTTTATCGTGATGTTCATGTGGATGGGGTGTATAGTGCTGTATGTGTTTTGCACCACACCCACTGACTTGCGCTTTTACTTGAAGCTAATCCAGAAGATTCAGGATGCATGGGATGATACGGAGGAAACTTCCGATGACATGGTAGGGGATGAGAAGGTACCAATGGTGGTGCGTAAAGGCAGAACCAAGTTTGCTTGTAGATTGGCTGCGAGGGCCATCAGCAGAGTTGGGATGCTTCGCCCTACTCGGGCGAACGCACTTGTGTACCAGAAGGTTTTACTCGATGAAATGCGGTCATTGAACGTTAGGTTTGGTGATCGTGTACGGGTGTTGCCTCTGGCCGTTGCTGCCTGTCTTGAACGTCCTGCTGGTGCCACGGAGGTGGAAGAGGCCGTTGACCTTATGGTCAGGGCCTACTCTGAGGACCAATAGGGGTGCCTAGTGCGCCGGGAGGGATGCGACACTCGTGTAGACCGCAGGAAATTTGATCTATCAGCGGTTAAAGGAGTGGCGAAATCTGAGGTTCTCTCGGTTACCACTGGGTACTCTGGAAAAGGGAGTAGAACTTGGTATTCGTTCAATTCCCTTGCACAAACATATGAATACCTTGTCCATAACAGTTCATTGATCAACGTAACGCGAGGGCTCGTTGAAAGAGTATTTTGTGTTATGGACAAAACTGGGGAATTAGTGCGCCCACCCAAACCTATGCCGGGCGCCTACTCTCGCTTGAGGGACATTGGTCAAAACTTGAGCTCTATTGTGGGGTACTGCCCCCACTGGACACGCGATGAATTTGTCGCGTCTTACAGTGGGTCGCGACGCGCCTCGTACGAGAGAGCGGCAAGGACGTTGGACGATCAGCCTTTGACTATACGTGATTCATATCTATCCACATTTGTCAAAGCTGAGAAGATCAATGCTACCCTCAAACCCGACCCACCCCCTCGTGTTATTCAACCAAGGGGTCCTCGATATAATATTGAGGTCGGGAGGTACCTGAAGCCACTTGAGCCTCGACTCATGAAAGCCATTGATAAACTGTGGGGTTCACCGACAGCCATCAAGGGCTATACCGTGGAGAAGGTGGCTTCTATCTTGAATGATAAGCGTAATAGATTTGCGGAGCCGGTGTATGTTGGCTTGGATGCTTCGAGATTCGATCAGCATTGCTCAGTGCAGGCCCTGGAATGGGAACATGGAGTGTACAACTCCATATTCCGTGATCCGTATTTGGCTGAGCTGTTGACATGGCAATTATACAATAGGGGGACAGCGTTCACTCCTGACGGGAAAGTTAAGTACGCCGTTGAAGGGTGTCGTATGTCTGGGGACATGAATACCTCGATGGGCAATTACCTAATCATGTCCTCACTTTGTTATGCATTTTGCCAGGATGTCGGTCTTGATGCGGAGCTAGCCAACTGCGGCGATGATTGTGTGTTGATTATGGAGGCCAAAGACTTAGGGAAGTTGAAGACGCTTTCCGCCTGGTTCACCAAGATGGGCTACACGATGAAGATCGAGAAACCCGTCTATGAGTTGGAACAGGTGGAATTCTGCCAGATGCACCCCGTTCAGACAAGTCGTGGCTGGGTCATGGTCAGGAGGCCGGATACGGTGTTCACTAAAGACTGTTGTGTGGTTCGAGGCGGAATGACATTGAGCAAACTGAAGGAATGGCTTGGTGCACAGAGGATGGGGGGTTTGTCTCTCGCTTCTGATGTTCCTGTCTTGAGCGCTTTTTATAAGTGCTTTCCTGAGGTTGCTACAACTATGGAATCCGACTACGCAGCACCTCACAAGTTCCGGGCCGGTGCGGTAGGAAGCTGTGTTACAGAGGTTTCTAGGTATAGCTTTTGGTTGGCATTCGGGCTTACACCTGATGAGCAAATAGCCATTGAGCAGGAATGTTCAAGGTTCTCATTTGAGGTGAAGCTGTCAGAGCCAGCTGCCAAGCTGCCTAGCCTCCTCGATTTCTGCACCAGATAACTGACCATTATCATCTCTGTTAATCATACCCTTTCCATTGATATGCGTTTCATAGTCCCGTATGTCGGGAACGGTTGTTAATTCAGGAGGGAATCTACGAATAGAAGAAGTTCCTGCCGATACTCCATCAACTTCTAACGTTGAACCTATTGTGGAGATAGAAGCACCTGATAAGGAATTAGTTGCTGCATATAATAATTTGGCTGTTACTCCATCGGTCCTTGATAGAGCTAGTGGCATAATCCCGGCCAAGGCGGAAAACGTCTTTCACGAGATTTGTGCTCTAGCCACATCTGTGGTCAAGGTGCCTTTGTTGTCTGATCAAGCTGTGTCCACGCTTTGTGTTTGGGCAGCGAGACAACTGTGGGAGCAAGGCAAGAAGGTATCTGTGTCGTCCGTCACTTCATTTCTTAAGAGCGGTTCTGGCATGGTGAAAGCTAAGATCAAGTCAATGGGTAAGAAGAAGGGGAGCAGTACCACCCGGGCTGGTGTTCAAACCACGGCCATGGTACCTGCCACCCCACGGGCAGCGTCACAGAGTAACGGGGCTGTAAGCATTACAGCACCCGTTTCTACTGGGAATGTTCTTTCGGGTAGACGCACGATCTCTCGTACTGTTAGGAGAGGACACATTGTATCTGGGCGTGAGTTCCTGATGTCCGCTTATGGATCAGGCTCCATCACGTCATGGACTATGGTAGCT